CTTTTAAGAGGCTGAATGAGCTGTTTGCGGCTAACGGGCAGGTGGGTTTCCTGGCGAGCCAGAGGGTGGACGGGAAGCTGATTCTGTCGGAGGCGGTGAAGACTATGGCGATCAAGGGGAGCAGCGCCGGGGCGTAAGGTTTCGGGGTGTTTTGGTTTTAAAGGCAGGAGGGATGCGGGATGGCGGTTGTGACGCTGGAAGAGGCGAAGCGGTATCTCCGGGTGGACAGCGGGGATGAGGACGGGTTTATTTCCGGGCTGTTGGAGACTGGGGAGAGCATGTGTGCGGATATGGCGCGGATGGAAGCGGAAGAGCTGGAGGGGCATCTTCCTATGGCGCGGTTTGCTGTTCTGTATGTCACTGCGTATTTGTATGAGCACAGGGAGCAGGCGGACCATGAGGAACTGGTACAGACGCTGCGCTCTCTGTTGTTCGGTATCAGAAGGGAAGTGTTCTGATGGCGGAGTGGAGCGGGGGCAGCGGCAGCAGGGACGGCGGCGGCTTCCGGAAGGGGTATCCTCTGGGGGAGTGGAAGGAGCGGATTACAATCCAGAGAAGTTCCCTGGGGAATGATAAGGCCGGGAACCATGTGCTGGTCTGGGAGGATTATTTTTGCTGTTCTGCTTTTGTGAACAGTCTTTCCGGGAAGGAGTATTGGGAGGCGGCGCAGGTGAACGCGCAGAGGGATATTTATTTCATTATCCGGTATTGTTCGGAGGTGGCTGGCATGGACACGGAGCATTACCGGGTTTTGTTTCGGGGGCAGGTTTATGATCTTGTGTTTATTGACAATGTGCGGTATCAGAACAGGACGTTGAAGCTGCGGGCTTCTTTGGTGAAGAGGTGATCAGGTGTCGGAGAATCAGAGGGTGTCTGTGGACCGGATGGCGGATGTCATTATGGAGGGGCTTACGGAGTATGCGGAGCTTGCCGCAGACGTGATGAAGGACTGTGTGAGGAAGGCCGGGGATACGGTGAAGAGGGAGACGAAGGCGGGTGCGCCGGTGAAGACCGGGAGGTATAAGAAGAGCTGGGCGGTGAAGCGGCAGAGGGAGACTTCCAATGTTCTGGAGGTGGTGGTGCATAGCAGGGACCGGTATCAGCTTACCCATCTTCTGGAGAAGGGCCATGCGAAGCGGGGCGGCGGGAGGGTGAAGGCTGTCCCGCATATTGCCCCGGCGGAGGAAAAGGGTGTCCGGGAGCTGGAAGAGGGGATAAAAAGGGGGCTGTCCAGATGAACCATGAGGATGTGCTGAAAATGATGGAGGAACTGGGGCTTCCTTTTGCTTATGACCATTTTGTGGAAGGGGAGGCGCCGGAGCCGCCGTTTGCGGTGTTCTTGTATCCAAGGGCGGATAATTTTTCTGCGGACGGGGTGGCGTATTTTAAGAGGAATGAGCTGGACATTGAGGTGTATACGGACTTGAAGGACCCGGAGCTGGAAGAGGGCATAGAGGCGGTGCTGTTGAGGCATGGGATTTTCTATGGGAAGAGTGAGGTCTGGATTGAGTCGGAGCGGCTGTATGAGGTTTTGTATGAGATGGAGGTTTAGGGCGGATGAATAATAAGGTGAAGTTTAATATCTGTAATTGTCATTATGCGCTGCAGAGGGTGGCGGAGGACGGGGAGATGACGTTTGACGCGCCGGTGGCGATGCCTGGGGCGGTTTCGCTGGCGCTGGACCCGAACGGGGAACCGGAGTCGTTTTATGCGGACGGGATTGAGTATTATATCATTGCCAACAATATGGGGTATGACGGGGACCTGGAGCTGGCGCTGATCCCGGAGAGTTTCCGGACGGATGTGTTGAAGGAGGAAGCGGACGGGAATGAGGTGCTGGTGGAGAACGCCAATTCGGAGACGGGGGCTTTTGCGCTGCTGTTTGAGTTTGACGGGGATATCAGGAAGATCCGGCATGTGCTGTATAATTGTTCTGCCAGCAGGCCGAAGATCGAGGGGAAGACCAATGAGGAGAGCCGGGAGGTGCAGACGGAGACGCTGACGGTGAAGGCGCGGCCGCTGGCAAGCGGGTATGTGAAAGCGAAGACGGGGAATAAGACTTCGGCGGAGACGTATGAGGGGTGGTATAAGAGTGTGTATCTGCCGGTTCCGAGGACGGAGGCCGGCGGCGGTGTTGAGGAAGAGGGGCAGGGTTGAAGGAGGCTGGAAGGGTATGAGTATTGTGAGGAAGGTTGGGATTGACGGGAAGGAGGTGCTGTTTAAGGCATCGGCGGCGATTCCGAGGATTTACCGGTTGAAGTTCCAGAGGGATATTTATAAGGATCTGCGGATTCTGGAGAAGAGCATTGGGGAGGGGGATGAGGAGCGTTCCAACTTGGATCTGTTTTCTCTGGAGATGTTTGAGAATATCGCTTATACGATGGCGAAGCACGCAGACCCAGCTATTCCGGATGATGTGGAGGAATGGCTGGACGGGTTTAATACGTTTTCGATCTATCAGGTGCTGCCGGAGCTTATCAAGCTGTGGGGGCTGAATGTGAAGACGGATGCGGAGGCTAAAAAAAACTTCGCCCAACAGAGCGGGAGATGACTACGCCGCTGTTCCTGCTTCGGTGTGTGCAGCTTGGGATTTCTATGGCGGATATGGAGCTTTTGTCTATTGGGCTGGTGAATGATATGTATACGGAGCAGGTGAATGACGGGTATCGGTACTGTGAGCTGGGGACGCAGGAGGATATGGACCGGTTCTAAATCTGATTGATATGGCGGCCTTTTTCTGCTATGATGGGTAGTGGGAAAAGGCTGAAATATATTATTCAGAAAGAGAAGGTGCAACTAAGATGAGTAAATATATATATTTAGACCAAAATAAGTGGATTGAGCTGGCAAGATATGATTCAGGGCGGGAAAAAAAGCCTGAATTAAAAGAAATATTTGATTTGATTTTTGAAAAAAGTTTAAGTGGGGAATGGGTATTTCCATTGTCCGTAATACATTATAATGAGACAGTTACAAGAAAACAAGAAGAGCAGAGGCATGATTTGGCAAAATATATGGGAATAATTTCTAGGAATTGGGGCATATTTCCATTCGGAATGTATAAAAAAGAGGAATTAGCGTATTGTATGGATAATAAAAAATATCCTTATACTCCAATAAAATATAATCCAGGATGTTTTTTGGGTAAACTATATAACCCAGAAGAATTGTTAAGTGAACAGGGCATACAGGTCGATAAAAAGAAGTTACACGAAGTAAACAAATTTTTATCTCAATTTAACTTCTTTTTGTATTTTGTTGAACAAGAGAAAGAGGTTGAAGAGTTAAAAGAAGATAATTTGTTTTATCAAAGCGCATTTGAAGCATTAAGAGCTGAGGATAATGCTCATAACATTCCAGAAAAATTGAAGTTTGACATTCTTTTTATGCAGTGTTTCAAGGCGGAGTACAAAGATATTATTGATCAATTAGCTGTTACAGAACAACAAAAGAATAATTTAGCCTATGATTTGTTTAAAAAGCAAATACCACATTCTTTTTATGTTGATATGGCTTTGATATATTACAGTAAATTAAAAAATAAACAACGTAAAAATGATATAAACGATTATAAAGATATTGTGAGTTTGGCTCAAGCAGTGCCATATTGTGATGCGGTTATTACAGAAAATTACTGGAGCTCACTGATTGTTGAGCATGGATTGGATAAAAAATATAATACTTTAGTTAGCAAAAATATAAATGATTTGAAAAAATTATTATAATCAGATTATTGAATTTTTTTTACATAAGGCGTTTGTCAGAAATGGCAGGCGCTTTTTGTTGCATTTTTATGGGAGCTGGGCGGCTCCTTTTTTCGTTGGAGAAAGGCGGGTGAGGGTTGTGGCATCCAGGATTCAGGGGATTACGGTGGAGATTGGCGGGGATACTACGAAGCTCTCCACGGCGCTTTCAAAGGTGAATAAGGAGATCCGGGACACGCAGGCGCAGTTGAAGGACGTGAACAAGCTGTTGAAGCTGGACCCCGGCAATGCGGAGCTGATGGCGCAGAAGCAGAGGCTTCTGGCCCAGGCTGTGGGGGAGACCAGGGAGAAGCTGGAGGCGTTGAGGCTGGCGGGGCAGCAGGCGAATGAGGCTCTGGCGAAGGGGGAGATTTCCCGGAGCCAGTATGATGCTTTGCAGAGGGAGATTGCGGAGACGGAGCAGGCCCTGCGGAATTTGGAGCGGCAGGCGGAGCAGGCTTCGGTGGCTTTGCAGAAGATTGGGGCCGCGGGGGAGAAGCTGCGGGATGTGGGTTCGGCTATTGAGGGGGCCGGGCGGAAGCTGATGCCGGTGACGGCGGCTGTGGGCGGGCTTTCTGTGGCTGCGGTGAAGGTGGCTTCTGATTTTGATTTTGCCATGAGCCAGGTGGCGGCGGTGTCCGGGGCGACGGGGAAAGAATTGGATGCCCTGCGGGACAAGGCCAGGGAGATGGGGAGTAAGACGAAGTTCTCCGCTTCGGAGGCGGCGGAGGCTATGAATTATATGGCTATGGCCGGGTGGAAGACCGGGGACATGCTGGACGGCATTGAGGGGATCATGAATCTGGCGGCGGCTTCCGGGGAGGATCTGGCTACTACTTCGGATATTGTGACGGACGCTCTGACGGCTCTGGGGCTGTCGGCGGCGGATTCGGGGCATTTTGCGGATATTTTGGCGGCGGCGAGTTCTAATGCGAATACGAATGTTGCCATGATGGGGGAGACGTTTAAGTATTGTGCGCCGGTTGCCGGGGCTTTGGGGTTCACGGCGGAGGACACGGCGGAGGCTATCGGTCTGATGGCCAATGCGGGCATCAAGTCTTCCCAGGCGGGTACGGCTATGCGGACCATGCTGACGAGCCTGACGGGGGAAGTGACTTTTGTAGGGGATGCGTTCGGGGAGCTGACGGTGCAGACCACCAATGCAGATGGGAGTATGAGAAGCCTGGGGGATATCCTGACAGACTGTCGGGCGGCGTTTGCGCAGATGTCGGAATCTGAACGGGCGGCCAATGCGGAGGCCCTGGTGGGGAAGAACGCCATGAGCGGGTTCCTGGCGGTGATGAATGCGGCTCCTGGGGATATTGAGAAGCTGAACAGTGCCATTAATAACTGTGACGGTACGGCGGAGCGGATGGCCGAGACCATGCAGGACAATCTGGCGGGGCAGCTTACGAT